GAAGGTAAGGACTTCGTCGTTAAGTTTAAAGAACTTTATGTTCGATCTTTGATTCACCATATCATTAAAGAACCTCGTAAAGATGACCTTGGAAATTTCTTAAATCAAGAAAATGGTCAACTTATGGGTTCGATCTCCTCCTTTCCTATACTGTGCTTAGCTAATGCAGCTTTGTGTAGAATGTCTATGGAATGTGGGGAAAGAAGAACACTGACTCTTCGGTCAGCTCGCCTTGTAGTTAATGGCGATGATGCTCTCTTTCCGGCCAATGTGAACACACATTCTATGTGGCTGACGCTCTGTCCCTGGTTCGGAATGCTCCCCTCTATAGGAAAGTATTATTACTCTGATTATTTTTGTAATATCAATAGTACAACTTTCTTGTATCGATGGGGACGTCGTGTACTCTGTCAGATAGACGGAACTCTGCTCTGGAAGAAAGAATTGCGACCTTATATGATGATTCCTTTCATCAATTATGGTGTCGTCTTGAACCTCAGACGATCTGGTGGCCCTATGGGTACCGAATCTGTATGGGGCCAAGTTAACACCTTCGCTTCAAACTCCCGTGAGCTCCTCGAGACCTTTCCCTTACGTCTCAGAGGTGAGTATTACCGTCTTTTCTTAAAGAATTTCCGAACATTTTGTGAGAAGAACCGAATCACACTTCCTTGGTTCGTACCTCAGTGGTACGGCGGAATTGGCCTCCAATCGTTTGGGAGGTATCAACCCTCTGGCTATGATCGCGCTATCTGCCGCGTGTTGAAGGAAAGAAAGAAGCACTTCCCTAGTTTGGGAAAAGATACGACATGGAAAATTCATTCCGGTATCATGAAGCAACTTTCCTTCGCCGACACAGACGACGGTCGCGGTTTTGACGAAGCTTATGGTTTAATTGTTAAAAATACATTTTGGACAGCTTGTCAAGAGAGAAGACTTGAAGATATTGTCACTCTCGGTCGCCAGAAACCAATGGACGTTCGCCACGCGGAACGTGTGTGGATTCGTGGTTTTCCGGTCGCTGATGACACATGGTTTGATCCATGGTTCACCCGACCCCACTGCTACCCTCGGGTAGTCACTTGCTAGTCTCATTGAGACTGGAGTTGGTTACATGATATGAAGAAGTTGCGAGATTATCTTGGTGATTCCTTCAGAGTATTTGCGAGAATGGTGTGCTTAG